GATGGAAGATTACCAAGACCATTGTTGTAGCCTGAACCTTCAATGCTGATGGGACTGGCCCAGATTTCTAACTTTTGATCTGCGGCTGTGGGAGTTCCTTGCTGCAATTTGTTGTTGCGATCAAAGTAGTATCCAGCAGGAGCCGCAAACTTTATCAAACTGCCCACAGCAACGTATTTGAATGCTGTGGTTGTGGTGGGACCTACTGGTATGGGAGAACCAGTGGGCCATTGAATTGAGTACACATCGTTCTTGAAGTATCCAGTGGTTTCGTTGGCCAATGTGGTGCTTTGAGTCCAAGAAGCACCGGGCACCCAGGTGGTACCACCATATGCGGGCAAGGTGTTTTGGGTTACTCTAGGAAAATTTGCGTAATAAAATTGTCTTTCTGTGGCAGCGGCAATGGCTGGCTGAACTTGATTGCCCACAAAGTCAGCAATCTCATTGCGGTTGGTCCATGAAAACAAAATTGTTGGTAGGATATTCTGTTCCCAAAGGCCACCGTCAGTACCAAAACTGTTTGTACTAGAATACTTGCCGGTGTTGTCCACAAGGTCAAGATAACGACTGGTGCCAATTGATGCACGATTCAAGGCCTTGCTTTTCACAATTGAGTTGTATTGTGTGTAAGGAAAGAGATTGTAGTCTTCGCCGTTGACCATGCGATCTTGTGTGTAGTATCTAGCAGGAGCACGTTGTTTGATTGCTTCGATAGGCTCACGGGCCTGACTGTTGCTAACTGGCTGTGTGATACCGCAAATAAAAGTCAATGTTTCAAGATTGCCAGCGCGACTGATGTAACTGATAGGGATCGTCACTGCTTGCATTTCTTCAGGATTGATAATGTATTGCAATCCGTTGGAGGCACGTACATAGGCACGGAAAGTGCCCACTGGAATTTCAGAAAACACACCGTCACCAAATACCATGGTGATCTGATCGTTGGTTCTAGAAGTCACTGAATAGATAGGACGCAAGGTGGTACCTATTTGTTCTGCACCAGCAGAGTAAATGTTTTCTGTATAGGTCCACTCACGATTGATGTTGCCCACGTTGTCTAATTGAAACAACCAACGATCTTCGTTGTTGACGCCTTCAATGTTGATGTTCACTGTGCGATTGCTGACTTTTTCTGCTAAATTGAAATCTTGATTTTGTAGCACGCCTTGTTTGAACATAAAGAAGTAACCAGTGTTGGCTGATTGGAAGCCCAAGCTATCGTTACGGAACAAAATGTTAAACGGCACGTTGGCCTGTGGTGCTGGTTCATACACATAATCTTGGCCTACAGATGTTGATGACATGGCCTCAAACGGCATGCTTACTCCATCTACAGTGGCAGTATAAGGCACCACTGGCAAGTAACCGGGAACTAGATTAATTCCATATTCGTCGGTTCTTACACCCAGTATGGTTTGGCGATTGCCAGGACGGCCAACTTTTTGTGTGTCTACCAAGCTGGCATTGATGATGGCTGTGAACTGTTCTTGCCAGTCTGGGTTTGTTGGATCGGCCCAGTTCACTGTGATGTTGCTGAGATTTACGCCTTGATAGTCCACAACGTTTTCTGTGGTCTGCACAGAAAACACTTTTAATAGGCCCTGGGCTGCAATATTGCGCTTGGCAGTGTAGCTCACCAGATTGGCCAGTCGCACAACTGAATCACGACGCTCGGCCGTGTCCAAGTAGTTTTCACGTGTGTTTAAGTCTGTACGAAAGGCCAGTGCTTGACCCATGAACGCAATAACATCCAAGAGTGCAATGTATTCTGACGATTCAATGTAGTCATTGAATGTTTCAGGATAGTACAAACGCAAATAATCAACAAAACTTTTGCGTAGAGTTTCAAAGTCGTAGCTTTGAAAGTCAGCTTCGCGATAGGTTTGATAGATTTGTTTCCAATCTTCTACGCCAAATATCGCCGTTTGTCTAGTTGTTTTTGCCATTGTACTAAGCCTCTATTCTTTATTTATGGAATTCTAAAACGGCTTAGTTTATATGTAAGACGCCGAGCGTTGTTGTAGGTCAAAAAAGATGCTTAGTCGTTGAGCATTGTCACTGGGTATTACCTGTAGTTCAATTTGTATTAGTATACCATTCTCTTGTGGGAACACCTGTGTGTCACTGATATAGATTCTAGGATCGCCGCCGGCCACTCGTTGCACCTCTATGACTATGCTGTTTTGTAATTCTTCCAGTTGATTCTCAAACAAAAAATCCCAAAGCACTGTGCCATAGGCTGGCCGGCCTGGCAACTGACCCTGGCGGATGTTGAATGCGTTCAACAGGTCACGTTTGATCAGTTCAAAGTCTGTGAGAGTGAACTTTTTATATTGCCCTTGTGTGTTGAATCCAATGAATGTTTGTGCCATGTTGTATTTATTGAGGGTTATTCGCCCTCACCGCGCCCTTCAATTTTTTGGCTCAGCGCATACAATTTTTCTTTCAGTAGGTTTGAATATATTATTGCAGCCTGTACTGTCTTGGCAATTTCACCGATGTTGAGTCCCAGGGCTCTGACCGCGGCTTTGTCAAGTTCAGGTAAAGAATCAAACAGTTGAGCCAATTCTAGTCCTTTGGGAATGCCGTTGACGCTGTAATCGTTGCGAATTGCTTCGCGTTCAGCAGTGAGAGCGTTGTACTGAGCTTGAGTAATAGTTTGTTGATTTTGCAAGGCAAAGATTTTTTCATCCAAGGCTTGCAATTTGCTGCCAAAGGGCAAAACATGTTGATTGATAAATGCCTTGGCTTTGTCCACGTAAAAACTGTAGTCAACTGTACTGGCCGACGTTGTATAACTGGGCACAGGTATTTTGCTGTCGCCCACTACACGAGTGCTGGCTGCATCAATGGTGGCTCGATTCACTGTGTTTACCTGGGGCACCGGAATGTCTTGCTGTTTGAAAGCTGTGGGTATTTTGGTATTAACCAAATTCACAGCAAAGGCACCATCGCGCACGGCAGTAGAAAATGCTGCCTGAACTTGCCCTGTGGCATCTCCGGGAATGGGCAATCCTTTGACAAATGCTTCTGCGCTGGGCAAATCTTTGGCTGCGTTCAAGGCCATGCCCGCAATACCTTGACTTGATAGATTTTGCACAGGAACGCCTACAGCACCTAGACCTGCCACACCCTTGGTCATGAGGTCTTGTTGTATGAGACTTTGTTTACCAGGATTATTCAAAAGGTCAGTTACACTTTTTATACCGTCTTTGCCAGTCCAGGCTGCTGGACTTTTTATCACAGTAGAAAACAAGCTGGCACCGGCTGTTGCCAGAGCTCGAGTACCTGGTTTGACATAGCCCGCTGCTTCCAGTTGTGCAAGGTCAAGTCCAAATGTGCCAAGACCTTTGTTGTTGCTGATGGCAGTTGCAGGCTGGTTCACTAGATTTTTTGCCTGTGCTAGTACGCCATTGACTTCGGCAATTCCCATGGGCCCAATTCCGCTGACTGCCCCAGTACCAACAACACCGCTGGCAATTTTTGTAAAGTCAGCTGTGTTGATTGGATTGGTCACAGGTATTTCTGAGATGGTTTTGTTGATAGTTTGTATGGATGCAATGGCTGTGGAGCTCTGCGTGACCACCGCATTGATCAAGGGCTTACCTGCATCCGCGGCCCCCGGAATCAATGACACTGCACCAGACACAGCCGACACAGCCGGTCCCACTGCCGCAGTCAGACCAGCAGAGGTTTGAACAAGAGATCCCCGATCTGCGCCGCCAGCGGCGCCCAGTCCTGGCTGTAGGCTGCCAATTACATTGATGAATGATCTGGCAGCGCCATTGATGCCACCCTTGGCAAATGCCGAGTCAACTGATGCAATTCTTCCAGTTACAGGATCAACTCCTGCTGCTGACAAACTGGTTGTAAATGCACCTATACTACCTGTCAGTCCTGACTGTGCTTGTTGCAGGGCACTCTGTGCTGAAGCAAGACCATCAGCTGCCTGTGTGGCAGCTGATAAACTGTCGCCAGATTTAAAACCCACCAAGGCACCGGTGTTGACCTGCTTCTTGAAGATTTCAAATGCTTGTTCTCTAGTGAGACCTGGCGGCCCTTTGACTGCAAACACCGTGGCTTGTTCAGTAGACGGGGTTGATGTTGTTCCTGTGGCTGGCAAGGCCTGTGTGCCCGATGTATCTTCAGGTGGTCTAGGTAGTCCAATGGCAGCCAGGCCCGGTAGACCACGGCGCAGACGTTCTTGGTTGGTTCTGTCCCACTGAATATAGTCGTCACCACTGTAAATCAATTCTGAGTCAGGTGTTTTTGCAAAGAGGGCTGCGTTGATTCTGCTGCCAGTGGCTGCGGCAGAAGTTGTGAGTTGGCTAAGGTTAAATGTAAATTCTGCCATGTTATCTTGCCTGTATCTCTATGCCTGGCGGTACTGCAACAGCACCCGGTGGCGGGCTAGGTTTGCCCTCTTCAAAGGCAATTTCAACATCTACACCCTTGTTGTGATAAGGATAGGGTTCGTGTGTGGGCGCACGACTTACCACGCTAGACAGTCCCTCAGGCTTTACCATCCATCCCTTGCTGGTATCCCACTCAGTGTCATCCAACAGTGTTGTGGTCAAGGGCTGTGGGTTGGTCACTGTGCCAGCGGCTGGACCATTCAAGTCAATGCCACCAGCTTGTAGGGCCAGGCTGGATCCTGCACCCCAGGAGCCCGATGCGCTGTTCAAGGTCAATGATCCATCGGCCTTGACACCAATTGTGCTTTTGCTGTACAGCGTGATGTTCTCTTGAGCTTGCATGGTCAAGAACGTACTGCTTTCAATCTGCATGTCTTCTTTGCTTTTCATTTTCAAGTAACGACCAGCAAACATGTTGATGTCACGGTCTGCATGCAAGTTGATATCGCCCTTGGTGCGCACATTGACAGAATTAGTGGCATACACATCCACAGTGCCTTCGACGCCAAATTCAATCCAGGTTTGCCCATTGGCATGTATGATGTAGAAAAAATTACCAGTGTCATTCATGGTAATCTGGTGGCCCTTGCTGGTGCGCAGTCGCACTAAAGAATTGTTGCCTTCAAGATCACCATCATCCATCACAAGGCTGTGGCCGCCAACCCGCCCGATTACCTTGGCATCACCAGATTTGAGCTCGCCCGAGTTCAATTTGGTTCTAATGTCATTGGGTTTCATGCCGCCCTGATAGATAGGAACACCCGGGGTGCTGATACCAAATACTGCGCTGGGACTTTCGCGCTGACTGCTGGAGTTTATGGTACCACGTTCAATGTCGTTGATTAGGCCTTGTTGCAACAGCGCCTGGGCCACCACGCTTTGCACTGGTTTTATGCCGTCAAAAAATCTAGGATTGTTGAAAAGATCAGTGTTGTTGGTATTGATTTCCGTTACGGGCAAACGTGGGGCGTTGGTAAAATATGTTTCTTGATTTTGATTTTGTATTTCAGCTTGTGTTACTGGCACCGAAGCAATGGCCGGGACCATGCGGCCTAGACCTTGATCTGGTATGGTACCAATGTAATAACCTTGACTGCGGTCACCGTTGACAAACACACACATCACAGTGACGCCTA